GGGCCCGTCCGAGTACCACGAACCCATAGCGTCCCCGAGAACCTGCCGTGCGACCTCGCCCGCTACTCGCTCCATTTCCTTGACGTTCAGGGCCCGGACCGCTTCCGGGATCTGCCGTGCGTCCCCAACGTTCACCTTGAACCAGCTCCATGCCGTACCTGTGCCCCAACCCGCGCGGCATCGCAAGCCCTGCCGCCGCAAGGCGCGCTTCACTGCCGCCGTCATTTGCGCTCTACTCTGCCGTTCCATATCTCGCCTCCCTGCCGTCGATTTGCCGCCGTCACTCCGGCGAACTGACCCGCGCAGACTGCCGCCGTTCTGCGCGCGCCGCTCCGTCGCAGCCGAAAAAGTGCCGTCGCTCTGTGTCCCCTGCTGTCCTGTCCTGTCCTAATGTCGGTGGAAAACGATCGGCGATGGCGTACCTGTCACATGCCAGCAGGCACGGCAGGTCTCGCACGCGCCGGGGCAGACGAACGGCGCCGGTTTGGGTCTGCCCTGCGTACAAAGGCGCCGGTCTTCGGCGAGAAACGCTCTTCGCTCCCCGGGCGAAGTCTTCGGGAGTCGCACGTTCGGCCACGAAGAACGGATTATCGCAAGGTTTCGCGGACGGCGCCCACGCGGCCGAAAGTCTGTCTTCGTGAAAACGAGGAAACGGGTCTGGGGGAACCGGCGCGCCAGGGCGCCGATCTCGTTCATGTACTCTTGCGAAGGGACTTCGCCAGCCGGATGGAAACGGAAAAAGGGAATCGGCTTGCGGCGCCGTTCGAGAAACTCGCCGAGAAGAGCGAAGAATTCGCGCGGATACTGTGCCGCGAAAATGGCGTTTTGTGTCCATGCGTTCCGAGTCCCGGAATACTGCGCGAACGCCTTGCGAGCGTAGCAGGAACCGTCAAGGAAACAAGGCATCTCCCGACAGGTAAAGAAGGGGGACAGGGACACGTTCGGCGTCTCGCCGATCTTGCTATTTCCGAACGAAATCGAGAGTCGGAAAGTCTGTCCCTTCTCGTCTGTCCAATAGCGGACGTACGAACGATAACGTTTCTTCTCTTTCGCCATAGTGCTCTTTCCTCCCGTTTCTGGTCTGGTCTTGCTGCTTGCAAGGGGAGCGGACCGGCGCCCGCTCCCTATGCGAGAAGCGAGACCTACGGATAAGCAGACTCCACAAGGATACTGTGACGCGGGTCGACGAAGCCCGCCGTTTTCCCGCCAATGCGCAGGCGGACGGAGTACAGATTCCGCCAGCGGAGCAAGGCGCCACACAAGACGCGGTAGGACGCAAACGCTACGAAGTAGTGCCCACCGTTCGCGAAGAAGACCCGCAACTGACCGCGGCCGCCGGCCAGACGATGAATCGAAACCTCCCCGACTAGCTCGCGCCCAACGACCCGCCGAATCCACCCCATGTTTTTGTGTTTGTGGGTCTTCCCGTCTCGGGAGTAGAACACGCAAGACGCCTGCGCTTGCGGCCTATGCCCCCCGATGCCCGTTTCCGCACTGACTGCCGATACGATGAAGCGCTTTCCCATTGTCTCTCTCCCCTTTCCCGTACGAGTGTACTACCTGAGCAGCCGGAGAGCACTCGCGCAATCGGAGATTTCTTGACGGTATCGGCGAAAGACCTTTCCGCGGATTCCGCGGCAGACGACCGCCTGCTCGACGATAGCCCTCTTGATCTTCTCTTGCAGTGCGGTCCGCATTGCGGCGGATTCTGACGGTGTTGGTAGGATTCCCATTTCCTCTCCCCTTCCTTATCAGACTTTCGCCAGCGCCAAGCGCGTGACTTTGTTCTTGCGGAAGTATCCCGCATGATACGTGACGCGGCCAGTCGCGACGTCGAGCAAGGCCACACCGGCATCGCCCGGCGAGTATTCCGCCAACGTCTCCGACTCAAGGTCGGCCGGCGGGGGAATGATCCCCAATGACAGCGCGGCCGCGGCCGGATACTGAGGCGAGACTGGCAAGCGACCCGCAAACGCAATGACAACGCGCGCCGTGACGTATCCGGGATCGCCATGCCTGAACGTCGACTCCGCCCCCTTTAGAATCTCGGGCGCCTCTCCGCCCCGAAAGTGTGCATAGACCCCGGCAGGCCCGATCTCTCCCGTTTTGCTGTCCCATGCAACAACTGTGATTCTGTCGCCCATTACCCCATTCCCCTTCCCCTTTGGATTCGGCCCCTATCTCGGCGCCTACCCTATACGTAGCAGAGAGCGTGCCATTGTCGCGCTAACCCTATACAGGACAGCGATGGACAATAGAGGCCAGGCTTGCGGGACAGTGTGACGCGGTGTGACAGAGCGCCCGGTGGACTCGCCCGGACTCGGGGAGACACGGCCGGTCACTAGTGCCGAGTGCGACATTCTGTCAATTGTGATATCACGGTTGGCAAGGGCCGTGCCAAGTCGGCGGTACTGGGAGCGATTGAGCAACCGTGTTTTCACGGTTCGTTGGGGCGGTGGATGAGACATAAGACAGTCCCGGTGAGACACGAGACAGTCGGGGGGCGTAGTCGGTCCAACTGTACAATTCTTTGCACACTTCGGCCCACTCCGGTCCGTCGGGTAGTCCCCTTCCCAAATGCACTGATAAAGGGTACTAGTACCACTAGCGCTAGCGCTAGCGCCCCCTCCCGGGCAGTGCCTCGCTTCTGTGCCTCGGGTAACGGCCTACCCGCCAAGTGCACAGAAACAGGGCGGTGCCCAGAAATGAGGCCCCTTTGGGGCCCCCTTTCCTCGGAGGACCCACCCTTCGTCCGTAACTTCCGGGCGATCTCAGGTCCTTGGTTCGTTCTCCCCTTCTCTCTGTCGCGGCTTCTCGCTCTCTCGTTCCCTCGTTGGCGGTTTCGCTCCCTCAGCAGCGCGACCTCCCGATCTCTCCCTCCCCCACACCCCCTCCCTCTAGTATATGTTGTATACTGTATACTCCTCACCCTCGTCGGGCCTCCGGCCCTCCTCGGGTTCGTCGCACGATTTCCGCAAAATAGTCCTTGACACCGACCCCCCTCCCCCGCTACTCTAAGGGAGGCTTGGGTGGGAATAGATACCGAGTCCGTTAGCGGTAACGATACCGGTAAGGAAAGAGAGGCGGCAAGATGGATATCTCGTACTGGCTGGTGTTGGTGAAGGGTGCCGAGAGGGCTCTGACTGAGGTGACGGAGAAGTTCGAGTCCGAAGCAGCGGAGGCTGTGGCGGACCGCCTCCGGGAGCCGGGAGTGGACAGGGCGTTGTTCTTCGCGCGGCGCTGGAAGTTCTCTGCGGAGGTTCATGCGGAAATGGCGCGGAAGGCTCTGGATGAGACTGAAGCGCTCAGGAAGCGGCTCTGTGCGTATGCGGCGGTAATGGGTGGTGCGGCGGAAGCCGGGAAGGTGGTGGCAGATGAGCGAGAAAGTGGACATCTCACGGATCCAGAAGAACGTCGCTGCGGCGGCTGAGAGTGCTTGGCGCGGTATGTCGGAGCTGGGCTTCGCACTGCAAGGGGCGGCGGACAAGATTGCGGCTTTGCTCGAGGGGCTGGAGAAGATCGAGGCGGAAATCGCGAGAAAGGAGGCGGCAAATGATCAAGACGTCGAAAGAGACGAAGGCTGAGCTGCGGAAGCTGTTCAACGAGCTCCTGGTCGACTTCGCCCCCGATCGAGAGGTACAGGACTTCATCCGGTCGAAGGCGCGGAGGTATGGTCTCACGACCAAGACCGGACTCCTCAGAACGGCAGCGGCGAACAAGATCGCGAAACGGAAGTGGGGCCCCTGGAACGAACCGGAGGCGGAGAATGCTCAATGAACTCTCCCTCTTCTCAGGCGCAGGGGGCGGCCTCATCGCCTCCCAGTACATGCTCGGCTTCAGGACCCTCGGTTACGTCGAATGGGACCCCTACTGCCAGCGAGTCCTCAGACAGCGGATCGCCGACGGTCTTCTGGCTCCCGCCCCCATCTTCGGGGACATTCGATCCTTCGTGGGGGAGGGATACGCCCGAGAGTATCGGGGAATGGTTGAGGTCGTGTCGGGTGGATTCCCCTGCCAGCCCTTCTCCCTCGCGGGCGGACAGCTCGGCGAAGACGATCCCAGAAACATGTGGCCGGCCTTCCGAGACGTCGTTCGTGAAGTGGGACCCCGTTTCGTCTTCCTGGAGAACACTCCCGGGCTTCGATGCCCTCGACGGGAAAAGGGTAACCCCACGCCGACGCAAGCCGGTTACCTCGGGCGAGTACTTGGCGACTTGGCCGACCTCGGGTACGATGCGGAGTGGTGTGTGCTCTCTGCGGCCGACGTCGGCGCCCCCCACCTCCGCAAACGGGTCTGGGTACTGGCCTACGCCTCGGTCAACGGACGGCGCGAAGGGGGGCCCGAACCAGAGGGGGAGCAAGGGGGACTTGGCGCTGCCAGCGGCGGTGTTCCACTGGCCTACCCCCAAGGCCTCGGACGGGATCATGGGCTGCCCGCGGACGACGGGGCGATCGATCGAGAAGGTGACGCATCTCGGGACGGCGGTGAGGTACTGGGTACGTGGTGGGACTCCGACCCGGCCGACGTATGCGGAGGCGAAACGAAGGTGGTCGACGCCGCAGGCGAGGGACGGGACACCGAGGGGCTGGCAGTCTCCGGAGAAACGGAAGGCGGGGGGGCACTCGGTGGGGTTGGGGGACCAGGTGCAGGGCCCTCTCAACCCTTCGTGGGTCGAATGGCTCATGGGGTTCCCGATCGGGTGGACCGCCTCCGGGCCCTCGGAAACGGTCAAGTGCCTCTTGCAGCTGCTGAGGCTTGGCGGCGGCTCCGGGCACGAATAGGCTAACGAAAGGCGGCAGCGATGACTGTTTACGTAGACTGGCCCGAACCGGTGGTCGAGGGCAGCGCGTGGGCGTACGGTTACGCCTGCCACATGATGGCGGACTCGACCGAGGAACTGCTCACGGCGGCGGATACGATCGGCCTCAAGGGGGAGTGGATTCAGAGAGAAGGGACCCCGACTGAACACTTCGACCTGACTCCCTCAAAGCGGTGTCGGGCTGTTGTACAGGGCGCGGCTGCGGTGACAACGCGCGAGTTGGCGCTGATCGCCTCTCGGAAGCGGTACGAGGCCAGCGAAGCCCTTTCCCGTTGACAGAGAACCCTCTCTCGTGCTTTCTCTGGACGCGGGAGGGGAAATGTCTTGGCCCTTGCCGCAAAGCCCGTAGATGCCGACCTGAGCGTTCTCGGACGCTACCAGCGCGACTGGTGCGCCTTCGCGCGCGAGGTATTGATGGTGTCCCTGGATCCCGAGCAGGAGAAGATCCTGCGCTCGGTCCAGAAGAACCCCCGGACGATCGTGCGCTCCGGCCACGCCCGCGGCAAGGACTTCGTCGCTGCGGTCGCGATGCTCTGCTTCCTCTACCTGTGTTACCCTTCCAAGGTCTTCGGCACCGCCCCCACGTTCCGCCAATGCACCTCGATCATGATGTCGGAGGTCGCGACCCTCTGGCGCAACGCGAACGCTGGCCTGCGCAACGCAGGTCTGCCCGGCCTCGGGGGGCGCCTCCTGTCCGAGGGGATCAAGTTCGATGCCGACCCCAACTGGTTCCTTGAGGTCTTCAAGGCGGGCGAGAACTCTCAGGAGTCCTGGACCGGTCTCCACGCCCCTCACGTCCTCTTTGTCGTCACCGAGGCCTCGGGGCTCGCCGACAAGATCTACAATGACATCGAGGGCAACCTGACCGGGGTCCGCACCCGTCTCCTCATGGTCGGGAACCCGAACCAGACCGACGGCACCTTCTACGAGTCTTTCTACGATAAGCGGTACTCGCAGTTCGCTCTCTCCTGCCTGGACGCGCCCAACGTCGTCGCCAAGAAGATCCTGATCCCGGGCCAGGTCAACTACGAGTGGGTAGACGACAAGGTGGGCGCTCCCGGCTGGACGATCGCGATCTCGCCCGAGATGGTGGATCCCGAGAAGCGGGACTTCAAATGGAACGGTAAGTGGTACCGCCCGACCGACCTCTTTCTCATCAAGGTGCTGGGCGAATTCGCGATCGAGGGCGACGACTCCCTTATACCGCGCGCGTGGGTAGAGGCCGCCGAGCTGCGCTGGGTGGAGGCGATGAAGAACGGCACGCTCCCGAAGATGTGCGAGAAGGAGCCCCTCAAGCTCGGGGTCGACGTCGCCGGCATGGGCGTGGACTCTACCGTCCTCTGCCGCCGCTACGGGGACGTGGTCAAGGACCTCGTCGTCTACGGCCGCAAGGACCCGATGCAGGTCGCCGCTTCCGTGCTCATGGTCCTGTCCGAGGAGCGGGGTACGGGGTTCATCGACACGATCGGCGAGGGCGCCGGCGTCTTCTCGAGGCTCAAGGAGCTGAAGCAGGACGTGATCTCGGCCAAGTTCTCGTACGCCGCGCGCAACAACCGCAAGGAGCTCCTGACCGACCGTACCGGCGAGCGCTCCTTCTGGAACATGCGCGCTTACTGTTACTGGGCGGCCCGCGACTGGCTGGACCCGACCTACAACTCGAAGGCGATGCTGCCCCCGTGTCAGGAACTGAAACAGGATCTCTGCGCCCACCGCTGGAAGACGCGGAAAGCGGACGGCAGGATCCTGATCCGTGAAAAGGACGAGGTCAAGGACGTGTTGGGGCGATCGCCCGACTTCTCCGATTCCTTCGTCTCGACATTCTTTCCCAAGCTCACTGCGGGCGCCTTCGTCGGCCGCCCCTTCAACGTGATACCGTAAGGAGAAGACCATGAACATGCTCTCTATCATTCCCGGCGCCGTACGCTCCCGCGTGGAGCGGCTCGCGGTGCAGCACCTGACCCGCAACGGGGGCGTGCGCTCGCTGCCGGAACCCGAGCGGGTGGCCCTTGCCGGGGACATCGCCAGCCGGGAGGTGTACGAGGGCCTGCCCGAGGCGGCACGGAAACAGATCGCGCGGCAGGTCTACCAGCACTACACGATCCGCGACATCTCCCTCGGCGACCTGGAGCTGACCGTCACCGACACGGATGCCGGCAACCCGTACCGTTCCTACGACGGCCAGGTTCTCGAACTCTCCCGGAAGTACGAGGGGATCGCGACTTGGGGCGTCCAGGCTGCCAAGCCCTGCGTCGACCTGCGCGCCGCCTTCACGATCGGGTCGGGCATCAAGGTCGTGGGAGACGCTCCCGAGGTCGCCTACATTCGCGAGTTCATGGAGCAGAACAGGCTCGACCAGGACATGCCTCAGGAGTGGGCCCGGGAGGGCGAGCTCGAGGGCAAGGCTCTGGTCAAGATGTTCTGGGACAAGAAGCTTGAGCAGGTGGTCGCGCGCTTGCTGCCGTGGGGCGAGGGCGGAGTGGGGTACACCGTCAACACCGCCGACGACGACTACGGCGTGATCAAGAGCGCGACCTACCAGATCGACAAGAGCACCGTCACCCTCAAGCCCGAGGACTTCGTCTACGTGAAGCTGTCCGGGCGCGTCCACAAGATCAACGAGACCCCGCCCAAGTGCGCCACCGTGCTCCTGGAGTTCGAGTCCCTGCACAAGCTCATGGACAACTGGCGGAAGATCAACAACCTCTTCGCCTCCCCGACCCCGACGGTGCAGTGCGACGATAGGGAGCAGGCCGAGGAGGTCTACCAGGGCCTGAGAACGATCCGCTGGAAGATCGGGAACCTGCTCGTCGTCACCGGTCGCTACCGGCTCGTGGGCATGGAGGGCGACTGCGCCTCTCTAGAGAAGGAGGGGCAGCAGGTCCTCAAGACGATCTCGATGCACACCGGGATCCCGCCCCAGTTCCTGGGGTGGCCCGACATCCTCTCGAACCGTGCCGTGGCAGAGAACACGATGGAGCTCGTCGCCGCAGCTACCCGCCAGGAACGTCTCCTCTGGCAGGGGGGCTACACCGAGATCTTCCGCAACGCGATCCGGAAGCTGAACGAGTTCGGTGGGGGCAGCCTCAACCCCGAGAAGGTCAAAGCCGAGATCCCGGAGGTGACTTCTGTCAAGTTGGCGGAGTTGTCAACGGTCTGGCTGCCGATCTATATGGCCAACGGGATCAGCCTGGACACCTTCTTGTCGAAGATTCCAGACGTTGACGTTACGGACGAGAAAGCGCTGATCGAGGCCCTGCCTCCGCTCGAGCCTTCGACCCCGGCTGGCGAATAGCGTCACTTTTTGGCTTGACAGCGCAAGGTTGGGTCTGCATTGCTACCCTCACGGAGGGTTGGCGAATGCGAACCCGAATTGCGCTCCAGATCCAACATTTGGCGAAATCTGAACTGAGAGCTCTTATTCCCGACAGCGAGATCGCTTGGCTGAAGGAGAAGGATCCCAATCCCGTCTTCAAGGTGTTCGCGGTGGGGCAGGAGGGCAAGGCCGAGGGTATGCTGCTCGGCGCCGGGAAGCGCGTCCTGCAGTACATGCAAGGCGCCGTCCGGGCTATCGCCGAGCACCTCTTCTCCGGGACCCCCGCCTTCGCCGGCCACGCGACGGGTACCAACGAGCACGGTGGCCGGCTCCGGGTCGGGGAGGTGGTCGCGACGGCGGTCCGGGAGCTCAAGGGTAAGGTGAGCGCCCTCGCGGCCGTGTACATCTACCCCGAGTTCCGGGACCATAAGCTGGACGTGGCCTCGATCGAGGCGGAGGTGACGGGCGAGGAGGACCGGGTGTTCGACGTTCACCGGGTCACGGGTCTCGCCCTGGGAGACGGCGACATCGAACAGCCTGGCTTTGCTGGGGCTACCCTGCTTGGCACAGTACAGGCGTTCATCGACAAAGCGCAGCACCAAGGAGGCGGCGGCATGGACAAGAACGAGGTGAAGGCGGCGGTCAAGGAACTGAAACTCTCCCCATCGGATCTGTTCGGCGAGGACGACCTGTTTGCGGACGGCACGGTGAAGGTGTACGTGTCCGAGCAGAAGCAGGCGGGCTTCGCGGCGGCGGAGGGACTGCAGGAGAAGCTCGACACGACGCGCGAGGACTTCCAGAAGAAGATGAAGGCGAAGGACGACGAGCTCGAGGGTCTCCAGACCCGGGTCGTGCTCTCGAAGACCACCGAGGTCCTCGAGAAGGTGGCTGGGGAGGAAGAGGTCACCGATCCCCAACTCAAATTCATGAAGGGGCGGCTCGAGACCTTCTCGTCCGACGCCAAGAACGCGGACGAGCTCCAGGTGGCCGTCAAGGAGCACGTCACGAAGGAGCTGGTCGAGTTCGGCAAGATGGCCGACCTCTTCGGGGCGAAGACGGGAGATGGCAAGGAAGACGACACATCAGCGAGTCCGGCTGGCGACGGTACTGGCGCCGTGGACGGGTCGGACCTTACAGATCCGAAGAACAACGATCTGATCCCCGCGTAGCGTTTGCCGCCGCGGGCACCCCATGAAAGGAGAGAGGAACGATGGCACTGAAGCTGAGATGCCCTGTTGCATCCACAGAGGCCGTGACGGTGACCGCTCCCTCGGGAGGGTACGTCGCCGGCGAGATGGTTACGCTGAACGACTGCATTGGCGTTGTGGCAACGGCCACCGCCGCCGCCGCACTCGCCGCAGTCTTCATCAAGGCGCCGAAGATCGTTTTGGCCTGCGCAGCCGCCGCTACGGCGGGCTACGCCGTCGGGGAGAAGGTCTACTACGACGGCACGCAGATCACCGAAACGGCAAGCGGCGCCACCCTTTGCGGTACCGTGAATGTGGCCTCTGTTGTAGGCGCCACCGAAGTGAACATCAACTTCGACGGTCGCCTGGGGATCACCTCGTAAGCGATCCCCTCTTCCTCGGCGCATGAGGCGTCGAGCACACTGCAGCAAGGAGACACAATCATGTACGGCAAAGGAAGCGTGATCAGCGACTGGTCCAAGGTGGATCTCAACACGCCCCTTGGCCGGAGAGCCTTCATCGGAGCGCTCACCCACTACATGCAGGGTCCTACCAAGGACAATGACATGACGGCGGCGCTCGGGCAGGTTCTTCAAGACCCGAAGGTCATCCAGCACTTCACGACCGCGGGCGACTTCCCGGATCCGGTTCTCCGGATGCTGGCGAAGTACAACCAAGTCCCGGCCTACGACACTGGCTACGAGCGAGTGTTCGACATCCGGGACTACACAAACTCGGACCGTTCCGGCTTTCTGATCAGCGATGTGACCGAAGGCCTGACGTTCGACGAGATCCCCATCGGCCAGAAGGTGGACATCTACAAGTTCACCGGCACCCGGACGCAGATCAACTTCGTCCGGTATGGCGGGGGCCTCGGAATCGACCGCACGATGCTCGACGACCGCGAGTGGCTCGCCGTCGAGGATCAGGTCGTGGCATTTCGGAACAACGCCTACTTCAAGAGAGCGAGCGTGTTCTACGCTCTCATCGAGGCGTTGTCGGCGACGTACAACGTGACGTGGCAGGCGGTCACACCGACCAACCTGCCGAACACCGACGCGAACTACGACGCGATCCGGGACATGAACACGATCAACGAGTCCTGCAGGCAGATCATCAACGCCTGCGAGGCGCTCGGTCTCGGCATCTCGATGCAGACGAACTTCGTCCTGCTCTGCCCGCTCCAGCTCTATGCTCGGATGCGCAGAGCGGTCGGGGTTCTGAACGCCGGCATCGCGGGCACGAGCTTTCAGGGCCTGAACTGGAATATCGATATCGTCGTAACGAACATGCTCGCAACGACGACTTCGTATTACGTCATCGCCCCGAAGGCGAAGCTCAAGGGCGGGATCCGCCAGGAGCTGTCGGTATTCGGCAGCTTCGACCCCGAGTCCTACACCGATATCGCAGTCGGCTGGATGCGATTCGGCGGAGCGCTCGCGGAACCGAGACAGCTACGCCGCTGTGCGGTTTCCTAAGCGTTCCTGGGCGCTGGGTTTGGCAGCGGTAAGGGGGAGGGGTTTGCCGCCGCGCCCCTCCCCCAACTTCCTAAAGGAGATTCCCCATGCCTCTCGACAAGGTAAGGGCGGAGCGTCTCCGCAGACGGCGGCGCGGACTTCCCGAAAAACGAATCATCAATAAACCGGAATGGCGGCACGCTCTCGACGTTGAGGGCGTGGAAGACATCCAATCCCCTCACGGGGAGCGCCAACTGCTCTGGCGCCATCTGCCGCAGGGAGCCTGGAAAGGCGGTCGCGCCTTCCTCGTCGGCGGCGGTCCCAGCCTCAAGAACTTCGACTGGGACTTCCTCAAGTACGAGCTCTCGATCGGGATCAACCGGGCGTTCGAGTACTACGACCCCACGATCCTCTTCTCGATGGACTACCGTCTCTGGGGCTGGATCGAGTCCAACAAGCTGGGGGATCGTTCCCGTGAAGCGTTCCTGCGCTCGACGGCGATGAAGACGTGGCTCCGGACCTCGGACTACGACCTCGCACCCGAGATCTACTACCTGAAGTGCCACCCGAACCCGAACGGCATGTCGCCCTCGATCGTCGAGGGGCTCGGACACGGACAGAACTCCGGGTTCGCCGCCCTCAACCTGGCGATCTGCCTCGGCGCCAATCCGATCTACCTGCTCGGCTACGACATGCACGGCGAGGGCGACAGCCAGGTCTGGTTCCACGACGGCTACCCCTCGGTGCAGGGGTCGAGGGTGTACGAGAACTTCCGCGGCTTCTTCGACAAGGCTGCTCCCTGGATCAAGGAACGGACCCGGGTGATCAACCTGAGTGAGGAGAGCGCCCTCGAGTGCTTCGAGAAAGGAAAGCTCGCCGATGTCCCCCAAGTGCGTAGGCCGGTCTTCGTTTCATTCTACACGGAAGGGACGCCGTATGAGGATGAAGTACCGAAACTGCAGGGTACACTGCGCAAGTTCTCGCTGGAGCACTCGATCAAAGGAATCCCGAACGAGGGCAGCTGGGACCTCAATACATACAAGAAGGCGGAGTTCCTGCGCACGTCTCTGGACGAGCACGGGGGACGCGACGTCGTTTGGGTGGACGTGGACTCCCGTGTCTGCCGTTACCCGGCTCTGTTCCAGGACTATCCGCACGATCTGGGGGTGCATTCGATCGATTGGTCTCAGTACAAGAGGCGCGCGGGCTGCACCGAGCAGGAGCTCGACAGCGCGGTGATGTACCTCAAGAACACCGCCTCGGTGCGCAGCCTTCTTGATCGCTGGGTGCGTCGTAACCGGGAAGAGGGCGCGAAGCCTAAGCCTCAGTGGGAGCAGAAGAACCTACAGGAGGTCCTCGTGCATCCAGATGGTGTCGACGTCCACAACATCCCCGCTACCTACTGCCAGATCTTCGACCTCATGGTCGAGGCTGGCGAGCCCGTCATCGAACAGACCCAGGTCTCGCGCCGGTTCAAGAGTCTGATCGCCCCCGTGCGCGGTCAGGGGACGCCGATCCGGGAGCAGACCCAGGCCTCCCTCGCCTGCTGCAAGCAACAGCGCGTCTCGACCGCGGAGTACGACTTCAGCATCGGCGTCACGCGCGAGCTTATCGACACCCTTGGCGAGGAGGCTGTGCGCTGGTCGATGCTCGGGTACAACGGAGAGGAGATCTTCCGCAAACTGCTCGCGGACGCCAAGCCCACCATCGCCCTTGAGATTGGCACCTTCCAGGGCGTGTCGTCGTCAATCATGGCCCAGCACGCAGAGATGGTGGTCACGTTCGATATCCTCCTGCAGCCCGCCCGTAATTCAGTCTGGGAGGTGTTCAAGGTGCGCGACCGGATCGCGGCCTTCATCATCGACAGCGACGACGCCCTTGACGGGGCGATCAAGCACCTCGGTCTCCGTCCCGATCTCGTCTTCGTCGACGGGAACCATTCCTACGAGTCCGTGAGCGCGAACTTCAAGACCGCCCACGACACGGGGGCGAAGACGATCATCTTCCACGACTACCGGCCGGGGTCGAATCACGACCACCGGACCGTGCGCTTCGTGGACGCAATCCAGGAGGGGAGTGTGGAAAAGGTTCCGCCGTTCGCTTGCTGGCGCGCGTGATGGGCCCCCATGCATACGACTGGGCAGGACTCGTTGCAGTGATTGCGCTGCTGCTCCTGGCCCAGTTTCTGAGAGGGAGAGGACGATGAGCGAGATTGTGAAAGCGCTGGTCTACACCGGGCCGCATTGGATGGATGCGCTGACGCCGCAACAGGTCAAGGATCGGGCGGCTGCGCACGCGCACTTCCAGGAGAAGTACGATGCCCGCAGCCAGGAGGGCGACGTCGTCTGCGTCTACAGAGAGGAAGAGGCGGCGGGGGAGCCCGTCGCGCCCGGTCGCCCCTTCAAGATCGTTCACCTCCCGCACCTGGCGCTGAAGGACGCGAAGGTTCTCGAGGAGTCTCTTCTGGATGGGGACGTCCTCAAAGCGAAGCGCAAGCACCGGATAGACTTGGCGGGAACTTCCGAGGTCGATGGGAAGATTGCGCTCACTGAAGCGGAGTTCGGCGCAAGGAAGACAACGAAGACTGTGGCGGCAGTGGCTCCGAGGTAGGCTATGGCGACCGTCGAAAGATACGTCAACACAGCGAGCACCCCCGGCGGGGACGGTACGACGAACGCCGAGGCGGGGGCGAACCGCGCCTACGCCTCGCAGTCGGAGTGGGAGGCCGCTGAGCAGACAGATCTCGTGAGCGATGGGGACGTCCACGTTGTACACTGTTCGACGGGCAGCGGCACGGCAGCGGACACGACCACAGTAACCGTGACGGGCTGGACAACCGGCGCGTCGAACGACATCACGATCCAAGTCGATCAGGACGTGCGCCACAACGGGGCGTGGGACACAACGGCTTACCGCCTGAGTGCGGCGAACTCCCACATCCTGACCGTCAACGAAGACTATGTCGCTCTTGACGGACTGCAGAGCGAGAAGACAGGTTCGAGCGCGAATGACCAGGGGTGCTTCTACATTACAAGTATCGGGTCCCCCAGCCAAGTGACGATCACGAACTGCATCGCCAAGCAGGCGGGGAACGCGAGCTATCGGGAGCCCGGGTTCCGGCTGCGGGATGCGGACCTCACCGTAACCGTGTACAACTGTGTTGCCTACGGCGGCGACGGGACCGTGACCCACAACAACAACTCCGGCATCGTGATGGAGGTCTCGGTGGCCAACGTCTACAACTGCACCACGGACGGTTTCTACCGGGGTATCCGGCGCACCTCGGGGACCGTTACGGCAACGAACTGTTTGGCGACCGGTTCGGGTTCCACCGACTTCTCGGGCACGATGACGGCCACGTACTGCGCCAGCGAAGACGCGACCGCCGACGACAACGGGGGCGCGGGCAATCGCATCAGTCAGACCTTCTTGTTCGTGGACAGCGCCTCGGGCGATTACCATCTCACGGTCGCAGACTTAGGGGCTCGTCTCTGGGGCACCGATCTTAGTGGGACGTTCACGACCGACATCGACGGCGAAACGCGGAGCGGGCTCTGGGACATCGGCGCGGATCAGGATTCTGTCGGGCAAATCGGACCGGAGCGCTACGTCAACACGGCGAGCTCGGCGGGCGGCAACGGCAGCACGAACGCTACGGCGGGCGACGACCGCGCCTACGCAAGTCTCGCAGAGTGGGAGGCGGCCGAGCAGTCCGACCTCGTAGCCGCCAGCATGGTCCACACCGTTCACTGCGAGGGCTCGGCGGCCGACACAGGCTACACCTTGATCTCGGGCTGGACCACGGACGCGGGGGACTACATCCATATCGTAGTCGACCAGGACGTGAGACACGACGGCAAGTGGGATGCGAGCGCCTATCGGATGGAGGTCGTCGGCAACTACAACATCTACGCTCTTGAGGGCGCCGTCCACGTAGAGGGCGTGCAGTTCCTGATGTCCGCGACGAGCTATGCGCTGTACCTGCGCGCGATCGCTGACGTTGCCGACTACGAGGTGGATTCCTGCATCTTCGACGGCAATGGCGTAAGCACTGCCGCCATCTACGCTTACACAGGGGCTGCCGGGTCGTCTGTGAAGATCTGGAACAGCCTCTTCTACGATATGGAAGAAGCTGTGACGATCGACGACGCCGACATCGACGCTTACATCCAGAACGTCACCGTTGTGACCACGACGGGGGCGGGGCGAGGTCTGCGGAACGCGAACTCGAACTCGATCAGCGCGTTCAACTGCCTGCTCGACTGTACGGACGCCTTCTACGGCACCTGGGTCGACAACGACGCAGTCAACGACTACAACTTCATCAGCGAAGACAACGTGGGCGAGGTCGCGATTGGCAGCAACGGCGGGTACAACGTCTCCTTCACTTACGAGGACTCGGGGTCTGACGACTATCACTTGGCTTCCGGGGACACGGGTGCGCTCGATCAAGGGACGGACCTCTCGGCGGGCGACATCGGTTTCTCCGACGACATCGACGCGGACACGCGATCGGGGACATGGGACGTGGGGGCGGACGAGTACGTTTCGGCAGGCGGGTTCGTCCCGTACCCCTACCCGCTCCATGAACTAGCAGGAGGTATACGAGAATGAGAGTCACACCGGGTTCCACGGACGTTTCCACATACTTCGTCCTCCGCACCGCCGCGGACGGCACCGCTACCACAGGAGCTACGATCACCGACATCGATCTCCAGTACTGTCGAAGCGGCGCCGAGCCCGCTGCAAAGGTGGACGCTACAGCGCTCGCAGCGACGGACTCCGCACACGGGGACAACCAAGCCATCGAGATCGACGCTACCGATCAGCCGGGACTGTACCGTGTGGACTGGCCCGACGCCGCCTTCGCCGCCGGAGTACGTGAAGTGACTCTCTCGGTTAAGCTGGCGAGCTCCTTCACCGAACACTTGCGGGTCGAGCTCACCCCAGTGGAATCCAATCTCGTCGAGATGGGAGGGGTCGTGCAGAGCGCCACAGACCTCAAAGACTTCGCGGACGAGGGCTACGATCCCGCAACCAACAAGGTGCAGGGTGTGGTGCTCGCCGACACCTGCACGACGAACACGGATATGGTGGGAACCGACAGCGCCGCCCTCGCCTCCGTCTGCACTGAGGGACGCCTCGCCGAGCTCGATGCCGCTAACCTCCCCTCTGATGTCGACGATGTCCTCGCCGACACAGGCGAGCTGCAGACGAATCAGGGCGCTTGGGCAACCGCTGCGGGGTTTGCGCTCGCGAGCGTGTGTACGGAGGGGCGTCTGGCCGAGCTAGATGCCGGGAACCTGCCGTCCGACGTGGACGACGTTTTGGCGGATACAGGCGAACTCCAGACCAATCAAGGTGCCTGGGCAACCGCGACCGGTTTCGCTCTCGCAAGCGTCTGCACCGAAGCGCGTCTCGCCGAACTCGACGCCGCGAACCTGCCGGCGGACATCGATGCGATCCTCGCCGACACGAACGAACTCCAGACCGACGACGTTCCGGGCCTGATTGCAGCGCTGAACGACCTCTCCAACGCCCAGGCAGAGGCCGCGTGTGACGCAGCCTTCGCGACCTACGACCCGCCCACGAAGGCGGAGATGGATGCCGTACACGTGACAACGGACGCCCTGATCGCCGCCCTTAACGATCTCAGTGCCGCCGACGTGAACGCCGAGGTCGTGGACGCCCTCGCGACCGACACCTACGCCGAGCCCGGTCAGGGAACGCCTGCCGCAACCGCTTCCCTTGCCGCCAAGCTCGGGTACCTGTACAAGATGCTGCGCAACAAGAAGACGACGACTGCGACGGCGCTGAACCTGTTCAACGACGACGCGAGCACCGTGGACCAGAAGGCCACCCTGTCCGACGACGGCACCACCTTCACGCAGACCGAACTGGAAACGGGGCCGTAAGATGGCGATCGACACTGCGGCAAAACGACACTCGGCCATGACGCGCTTTCCACTACCGGGGGTGTTCCCCGGCGGCGTCGGCGTGAGTCAGGCGGAGCGTCAGGCCGTAGTCTGGATCTACCGGGGCATTCCGGCTGCGGCCCCCGCCGCCCTCGTTGGTCTCGCAACCTTCACTGTTGAACGGGACCGCGACATTGTGGTAGAGCGTTCTCGTACCTTCGCGGCGGAGAGAGCGCGAGACTTTACGGTCGAGAGGAGCCCGGACAATGGCTGACCCCAAGATGCTCACCAAGACTTCGTACGACGAGCTGAACGTCGCTTTCGATCTCTCGGAGGCCCTCGCTTCCGGCGACACGATCTCCGCTGCGGCCGTCACCGTGCTCGACGCCGACGACGCGGACCAGGCGGCAATGGTCTCGGGTTCGGCCTCGATCTCGGGCACTACGGTGACGCAGAAGATCGTCGGCGGGACCGAGCCGAACTACTACACCTGTCGCCTCCGGACCGAGACCGCTGGCGGGGAGAAGTTCCAGGACTCGATCCTGATCCTCGTCAAGGACGCGATCGCCACCGCCGTGACCGGCAACTGGGCCACGGTCGAGGAAGCGAACGCCTACTTCGCCACCCGCCTCGGGGCTGCGGACTACTGGACCACCGACGTCGAGAAGGAGGCCGCGCTCACGACGGCGCAGAACCAGATCGAGTTCTCGAACAAGTTCTCGATCCCGGACTCGCCGACGGCGACCCAGACGGCGAACATGAAGAAGGCCGCGTACGAGCAGGCTCTGTTTCTCCTGATCGACGAGGGGTCCGGGCGCCGCGCCGCTCTCTTGGCGCAGGGTGTGATCAAAGCCGACCTCGTCGGGGAGACCTACCGCGGGGCCGCTGGGGGGGAGATCCCAATCGCTCCCTTGGCGGCGGGCGCGCTGCGGGGCCTGGCCAAGGCTTCCAAGGGAGCCTACGTCATCGATGTCAGCGACGAGGAGGACGACTGATGAGTACGGAACTCGCGATAGCGTTCATCGGGGTCTGCGGCGTCATCACTGCGGCTATCATCAAGATGCCGTGGAGTAAGGCGCTCCCCAGTCGCAGGAACGGGGACAAGAACGTCACCGACGACCTCTGCAAGGAGAGACGGGTGACGACCGACCAGAAGATCGATGGGCTGGAGCGGAAGGTCGATTCGGGGTTCGCGGACACGAAAGAGTCCCTGAACCGCATCTTCACCAAGATCAATAACGGAGTATGAGAGAGTGAGTCCCGAGCACAACGCACTCCCGGATCCGGAGCTCGAACTGTTCTTCGAGAAGAAGGTCGCCGCGCTCTCGTCCATCTTCCTGGCGAGTCGGAAGAGGCTGATGGCTTCCCTGGCCCTCGCCGACGACGGCGGGACCTCGGACCGGCAGATCATCGCCCAGATCGACCGCGAGCTCGAACGGCTCTCGACGGCGATCCGCAACAATGCCAAGGAGGCGATTGACGATGTCTTCGCCCACCAGCTCGACGTGGCCGGAAGACGCCTCTCAGACTTCGGAGCTCAGCCCCGAGTCGGTCTGCAGGGAGCCTTCTCACAGATCAACGTCGGCGCCGTTGCCGTTATCGCGGACCAGATGGCTGATGACCTACTGGTCGCCGCGGGGAGTGTGCGCCGGGAGTCTCGTACCTTTCTTAGGCTTACTCGACAGTCCGCCGTCGAGGAGGTCACGCTCAACCGCCTCATCGCCCAGGGCATGGTCGAGGGGGCTCCCATCAGGACTACTGTTCAGAGGGTAGCCAACGAGATCCGGACCCGTATCGGCAACGGACAACTCATAAGAGTCGGGTCGAAGCACTACAAACCCGAAGACTACGCCGCTATCGTTGCCCGGGTCCGGATCTCCGAGGCAGCCTCCCAGGCGGCGATCAACGCCACGGCCGCGTTCGGCGAGGACCTGGTCCAGGTCTCGGTACACGTTCACGACGACAAGAAGGGCGACCGCTGCCCGATGTTCGCCGGCCGCGTCTACTCGATCTCGGGCCGGAACCCGGACTTCCCAGTCCTCACCGCCGAGCGGACCCCGCCCTACCACCCGAATTGCCGCCATAGACTGCTTACGCAGACGCTGACGGCTCTCAAGGTCCGGGGGGAGTATGAAACCCTCTCCCGCTTCTCGAAGCGCTCAGAGGGCTTCTCTGGTGGGATTGCAGCCTATCAGGAGCTGTTCTCATGATCGACGCCTACCTGATCGACAGCATGAGCGTGAAGAGTCCCACCAAGGACAAGTGGGAGACCACGACCGCGACCACGACCAAGCGCAATGTCCGCTGCCGCATCAAGCGCCGCACCCGGACCGTGGTTGACTTTCAGGGGGAGGACGTGCTCTCCTCGGCCGAGGTCCTGGTCAAGTACTCGACTGCGATCGAGCACACGGACCTGCTTACCTTCGACGGGAGGGACCACACGGTCCTGGCGATCGAGGAGGACCGCGACTTCGCCGGACTCGCGAAAAGGGTGATGGTCAGATGACTCGGACGAGCGACATGCGCCTGGACCTCACTCCTCTGCTCGAGGGGCTGGACCTCTACATCGCCGCCGTTCGCCGGGGCGTTGTCGAGGGCGTGGGCGCCGCCAGCCTGCAACTGCTCACGGACTCGATCATGCAAACGCCCACGGTGCCGCTCAAGTGGGGCATCACCCGCAACTCGGGCTCGGTCTTTGTGAACTCGAAGTTGGTCACGACCTCCGAGGGGATCGCGGCCCAGTACCTGCAGCCGGATCGACCCCCGAACCTGAACCCGAAGCCGAACAAGACGTTCCGGATGCCGAAGTCCAAGACTATGGTCAGGGGAGTCGTCGGCTTCAACACGCACTACGCTTCCTGGCTACATGAGGGGCTCGATATCACGTTCTCGGAGCCCGGCTCGGGGGCGAAGTACCTGGAGTACAAGTTGGCGAACAACGCCAGGACCTACATGCAGATCGTGGTCGAGCACATTCGCAAGCAGCTCAAGAAGGAGAGAGGAGTCCGGGCAGCGCGCAAAGCTCTCAAGGGTAAGACGAGAGCGATCCACGCCGCCGCGACCCGGATGGACTGATGCTGAAAGAATTCGCAGAGTTTCTCGAAGACGAGACTTCGCTCACGGTCGGGACCGACCTCTTTGCGGGCTTCACGCCGCAGAGCGCCCCCGAGCGCACGGCGATCGCGACCATCAAGGACACTGGGGGTCCGGCGCGGATGCCGAGTCGGCGCACCGCCCCGGAGATCGACGCCTTCGAGAAGCACTTTCAAATCTTCGTGAGGGCCGGCGACTACCACGCCGCTCGGGATCTGGCCAGTCAGATTCACGACGCGGTTCACGGCATCGCCGGGGAGGACCTGCCTGTGGTGACATCGGGCGTGCAGTGGCACATCGACAGTGCCGAAGCCGTCACCACGCCGCAAGACCTGGGGCAGGACGAGAAGCTGAGACACAACTTCTCGACGAACTTCATTCTGCACGCCCAGATTCTGTAGGGAGGAGGATTCCGAAATGGGTGTGATGTCCCCGTTCAAGGACCTCGGCCCGTGTGAGGTCACGTTTGGAGCAACCGTGCTCCAGGAGAACATCGAGGCGGAGTTCTCTTTCGAGATCTCGACGGCCGAAGTCAATACCTCGCGGAACGGAACCGCCCCCGTCGACGAGATTGTCATTGGAGGTCGAGCGGAACTGCGCTTGCAGCTTACGCGCTTTTCGCTGGCCGAGCTGACGACGATCACGCCGGGAGCGTCCGGGACCTCCGGCACTTCAGGGAATCAGATGATGGTCAAGAGCGACGTCGGCACTTCGTTGCGCGACAACGCTCAGCAGATCCTCGTCAAACCCCTGGACGCCGGAGTCGCGACGGCGGACACGACGAAGTGGCTCACGATGTTCAAGGCGAGCCCGCGTCCGAACTACAGCTGGACGTTCGATGTGGACAGCCAGCGGGTCGCAGAAGTGATCTTCGTCGCCTACCCGGTAACGTCCGGGGAGGTGTCCGGAGTTCCGCGCAACGCGATGTGGAAGCTCGGCAGCGTCTAAGCCGGGACCGATGGGGGCGCCAGGACGCCCCCTGAATCTTTGTGAAGGAGAGAGCATCATGGTTTTCAACGCAGACACGGCGGCAAAGAGTTTCGAGCCGATCGAGGTCCTCCTCGACGGCAAGACGTATGCGGTGCCGGAACCGCTTACGCGCCAGATGATCGAGAAGGCGGACGCGCAGTTCGATATCCTCAAGCAGAAGGACTTCGATGGCAAAGACCCCTCGAACGTCTTCGCCAGGCGTCTTGAGATCTACTGTGGTATCCCGGTCAGGGCCTGGGAAGGGCACGATATCCGCGTTCTCATGGCGGCCGAGGACTACGTGCGAGGGGAGATCAACAAGCAGCTCACGGGCGGGGGCATGGACCCTCAGAAAGGGAAAGCCGCCACCAAGCCTCGGAG